AATCACCAAGGACAAGTTCCGGCTTGCCGTCGCCATCCAGGTCTGATACGGCTGTCCCGTGATAAACTACATCCTGCAACGGGCAGGACCACAATAAACGTCAATTGAGCATCAGGGGAGCAGTACTAATGGCTTCTCCTCTGAGTTTTAATGGCGCGTACTTTCCGACGTCTGGTACGGCACGCCTTTTCCTTGCTTGCAGCCTCGCTTGAACCTTGTGTTGAAGCCGCTGAATCCGGAGGGCTTTCGCGTGAATAGAGAGTCTTCCCGTCAACAACGACGTCAACGTCTGCAGGTGGTGTGGCAACTGGCTCGACACATAACGGAGCTTTAATAACTTCCGGGAGTGTCCTGGTGGTAACCAACCACTTATTGAATAAGGCTCGGTCGAACCCCGGGAGCATACAATCCAACTCGAAATCCATCCAGTTTCCAACATTATCATTTGGGAACTGGACGCTATCATCGAATTTGCTCCACCAATGAGCGACTCCAGGTAATGCTTTGATCCGCTTAAGATGCAACATAGACAACGCGTTTGACAATCGTATAACGTGTTTGCAAAGTGCACCGATGACTGGGGTATTACGATCGGTAGCCAGGTACGCCCTGGACTTTTCAACCAACTTTGCCTCAGGCGGGACATTATCAGGTAACCTGACCGTTGTATGAAACTTGGAGAGTTGTCTCTTGATGTCACACATACTGTCAGGACATCCATGCCAGACTTGCGGTGAATAGATGCGTGCCAAGAAATTGACGCCTCTATCCCCTCTTTGAAGCACTGCGGCCTCCAATTTGAGTCCGACTCGGGTCGCTGCCCATTCGAAATTCCTCTGGGGGAGGTTAGCATCGATACCATCGTCACCATTATGCAATCCCAATGCTGAGAAAGCTTCCTGTGGGCTGTACTTGCGGCCTTCAGGGGTGATGACGTTTCGATATGCGAGGTAAGACGTGAAAGCTGCTCGCAAGGTTTGCGCGACGCTAGTGTCAGGGTTTCCAGATCCCTGACTAGATCCTTGTTCAAACTTGGTTCCATGCGGCAAATATGAAATATTGTTATAACCAAGTTTTAGAAGCTCATTCAGCTCGGTGCGGTAATCCTTAAAGGCTAACATAAAGATAGCCCGGTCCACACGCCTGATGGTCTCTGTAATTGTACCATCCATGCGGTGATAATCTGACAAATTTACAGAGTCAGCACCAGCACAGATAGTCGCCACACGATTGGCGAGGACAACAGGGGTTTTTCCAGGACCGTACCACTCAAAGCGTTTACAGTGTTCCGACAATGCAAGAGTGAAATGCCCCATGCCAAGTTTCACCTTATCATCAAAGGTAGTAATAATACGGGGGTCCTTTACACCTCCATACGCTTCAGCCTTGATGAAACACTTGGTCACACGACGATCCATTTTCCCCTGCACGGTAGCCTTCCGGAGGGACACCCGCTGGGCAGCACCGATCTGTTTTGCTTCAATAGTTTCGTATTGAACAGGAGCTAAGCGACACCCGCCGACTACGAACTCGGCGAACTCACGGATACATTGTTCCCTAAAAGCATGGTACCTAGGTTCAGGTTGTCTTAGATTATCTACGCGTCCAACCTTGGCCCGTTCTTCACTAGCCACCTCATTGACGGGGCAGTAAGCAGAATGAACCAATGGACTCATAAATGCCTGCAGCTTGGGACGAGCATCCTGGTTGTAACCCCTAGTGTTATAACTATATGCCCGTACAGCCTCAGCCACAGGATAGACACAATTACTAGGAGGAGGACAATTAGCTCGATGATATTCTGTGAGAACAACAGCACATCGTCTATCCATCTCCTTGGGCAAGTGGCCCTCCACAGTTGGCAACATCAAATTAGTTGTTGCCAATCGGGCCACTGCAGCAATAGTGTCTGATATCTCACACGGGACCGTGGCACAGACGTAGGAATTAGGACGCGAAACACTAATGTGTTTGATCCCATCCTTCATCACGGAAAAACTAACAAACTTTGAACCATCCTTGCCAACTACAACGGGTTTTAGACGCTCCAAAGGTTGTTCGTCCAACAACCAACGTGCGAGAAACGAACCTATAATACCAAACCGACGTAATGGGACTAAGGCCACAACCTGCCGGTGACTAGCCACCTGCTTACGTTCTATAGCATAAGTAGTGGTAGACACTGGCAACCCACACCAGTATTGCGTGGCGCGGGTGGAGTCTCGACCATAATTCCACAACATGTGTTCATAATGGCCAGACCCTGAGACATCGGAGATTAGCTCACCTTTGTCGTTGAAACAGAAGGCAGTGTCATCACAACCCCCTGTACTAGCCACATCCGGCACGACCGTATAAATTAAATATGGCCGTGGATTAGTGGCAATCAACTCAGGCATGTCGATATAATAATCAACATCACAAATCCATCCGAAATCATTAGGGTGCATGACATCCCTTCGATTATCAGCTTTCGTATCCTTGTTCCACCGCCACTGCCGAGTTCCTCTCATGTTCTTCCGTTGATCTGACTTTGACATCTCAATGGAAAACAATGAGGCCCCTGACTGTAATGCAACTAAATCCGCATACTGTCGGGCTGAGGTCCTCAAGGCAGCAGCAGTGGGGTGCGTGTGACCTTCAGCCAAGACTGGCGATGGCACACACGCGCTCTGGAGAGCATCAACCACGACATCCGATTGAATAACCAGATGCACTTGGGTGCTCTCCAATACAGTGGATGCGACGGCTCGACAATCCACTGTCTTCAATGTCCAGAACACAGCTCCAGAACCTAGGAGCGGTAAGCATATTGCAGATACGGGCATTGGTGCTAGTTGATAGCTAGCGTTCCT